ACCGGACTCTCGGGGGTGTCGTCGCCGTCGTCGAGCAGGTCGACTTCCTCATCGTCGGACAGGTTCTCCGCCGCGCTGAGGTCGACGTCCCTGCCGTGCTGGACGTCGTACGCCTTCAGTCGCTCGATCAGCTCGACGACCGTGCCATCGCCGCGAATGCGCCGGTCCTTGCAGAGTGCGCGCAGCGCCTTGAAACCGACGCGCGAGTAGTCGGGTACGACTTCCTCGCTGTCGATGTCGTCGCCGGGCAGGTCCCGGCCGTCGGCGAGGTCGGGCCGTTCGGGTTCCGTCATGATTGCCTCCCTTTCAGCAGAGATCGTATCGAACATGCGTACGGGCGTCGATCAACCGGCACCGACGTACGCGAGCACCGGGTCGCGGGCATGCGCCAGCTGCGGCCCGGCGTCAAGGACGTTGAAGATCGGCGATTCGCGGATGTGCGTCAAGGTCGGCACCGGCGGGACCCCACCGGCGGTCACCGTGGGTGCGGGGACCAGGCCGACACCCGCGACGGTGGCCGGGGTGACGGTGGCGCCACCGGATGCGGTGACGACCGGATCCGGCACCCCGCCGACACCAGCGACGGTGGTGACAGTGATCAGCGCCGACACGCTGACGAGCGGGGACGGAACAGCGCCGACGCCCGCCACGGCGGCCGGGGTGGCGGCGGCCCCTGCCGCCAGGGCCGGATTGGGAATCGAGCCGGAACCGGCGACGGTGGTGGCGTTGATGGCGGCGCTGCCGCCCGCCGACACCGACGGAGCCGGAACGGTGCCGACACCGGCGACAACGGTGGCGGTGACCGTCACGCCCGTCGACAGGGTCGGGGCGGGGATGGCTCCGGCACCCACGACGGCGGTTGCGGCGACCCTGGATCCGGCCGACAGGGTCGGCGCCGGAGCCGTGCCGACACCCGCGACCGCCGTGGCAACGACCCGGGCGCCGCCGGACACGGTGGGCGCCGGAATGGTGCCCGTACCCGCGACGGCGGCCGGAGCGAGCGTCGACCCGGCCGACATGGTCGGCGCGGGCACCGTGCCGACACCGGCGACGGTGCTGGGGGTGGCGGTGGCACCGGTGCCGGAGAAGAAGCCGCTCGGGTTGGCGACGATCGTCGTGCCAGTGATGCTGCTGGAGTTGCCGCCGTTGCCGGTCGCGTCGGTGATCGCGTCGGTCGGACTGGCCTGGTCGAAGTGGACCGCCCAGACGGGGCTGGCGGCCAGGATGTTCGCCCAGGTCGTGAACGTCGCCGTGGTGCCGTCGCTCAGGTCGCTGTTGAAGACGGCGACGGCGGCGATATCAGCGCTGACGTACTCGGCCGCCGTGCCCCAGCGTCCAACCTGGAGGATGCCACCGACACCGGGCGCCGTGCCGTCGGCGAGACCGGTGCCCGCAGTGACGTCGGTCGTCGCACCACCGAAGATGATCTTCCGGCCGCGCGGAGCGTTGGCGCCGCCCGTGAATTTCCGGCCGATGTACGCGGCCCAACTGCCGTTGGTCTGAGCGCCGACGTTCTTCGCCGTCGTTCCCTGGCCGTAGTTCCAGGCGTTGGCCGAGGTCTCCATCCACCAGCAGTTAGTGCCGCCGCTCGTGCGGGCGTGCACCATCGCGCCGTCCGTGCCGTCGGTGAAGTTGGCGACGCAGACGATCGTTGTCGAACCCGCCACGACCGTCTGTAGGGTCGAGGGCAGCGTGAAGACAATGAAGTGGCTGGTGCCGTTGAACCGGCGTGCCATCCCTCACCGCCCTTGCGCTACTCGCGTTCGAGATACTCGATTGCCCTCCGGAGGAGGCTCGGGTCGTCCCTCAGCTTGCCGATGCCGGTATTGCAGTTCGAGCAGAGCGCACCGCGCACACGGCCGGTCGCATGGCAGTGATCAATCTGAAGTTGGCCATGGCGACCGGTTCCGCCCATGGTGCTTGATCAGTTATGGAGTAAGGTCCAACGCTGCATATCCTCCCGCAGCCCACGTGATCGCGAACGTGCCGTTACTGGTGCTGTAGTCGGCGCCGAAGTTGACGAGCACGATGCCGTTGTTGCCCGCCAGGGCGTCGGCGTACAGCAGGTAACACCGGGCGCCGGAGATCGTCGTCGACGCCACCGAGACGTCCGTCGCATCGAGGATGATCGTCCCGGACGAGATGGCGAGGGTCGTGCCGGTGAGCAGGGCACCACCCGCCGCCCAGTTGGTGCCGGTGACCTCGTTCGATCCGTAGGTGCCGACGCCGTAGGCGGTGTCGGTGTCGAAGTTGGGCGTGATGCTGTTGCTGAACAGCGCGCCCCGGTGCGTTTCGAGGTCGAGGTCGACGGCGAGCTGCGTCGTGTCGAGGACATCCATCCACGTCGGGAGGATGAACCCGGAGGCGGTGACGGCCATCAGGCGGCCCCGCCGTCACTACCGTCGTTCTGGGTGGGGGACAGGTACGCGTCCCCGGCGACCTGGTTCTCCTTGCGACCGGCGCGAACCATGGCGCGCAGTGCCTGGATGTTCTCCACGGCGGCGGCCTTGCGGGCGCGGTTCTCCTCGCTCGGCTCCTCGCGGTATGCGGTCTTGGCGTGGATCAGCTCCTCCGTCGCCTCAGCTTCGGCGGCAAGCAGGTTCGCCTTCGCCTCGGCCAGGGCGGTCAGGAGCGCTTTGAAATCAGACTGTTCAGCCACGGGGCACTCTCCTTCATGGATATCTGGCCGGTAGCCTGGGCGGGCCGTAGGTGCACGTCCTGCCGGTCGCCTTTGGCGTGTTCGGTGACGGTGGTGCGCAGCTCGTCAGTCGTGGACTTCCATCGGACGCCGTCGGCGCGGCGACCCTCGCGAATCGTGTCGCGGGTGCGACTGCCGAAGCCGATCGAGCGCAGCCGGTCGAGGTCGACGGGCGTGCCGTTGCCGACGGCGGTGTGCTCGGTGACTCGCTCGGTACCGTCGGCGGCGCGGTGCCGGAAGGTGAAGCCGCTCACCTGGTGACTCCCCGGACGCAGCGGGCAACACCGGCCGAGAGTGGCTCCGTGTCGATGCCGTCGGTGATGACCAGGTCGTAGACGCCGGACCGCCAGGTGTATTCAGCGGTTACGTCGTCGTCGAAGGTGGCGGTGACCACACCGGTGTCGACGTCGACATCGACATCAGCCTCGGCGAGTACCGCATCCGTGTCGGCGGTCAGGCGGACCTGCATGGCGCCGGTCCAGCCGGTCAGGTCCCGTATCACAAGCTGCAAGGTGTCGGGGTCCCGGTCGTAGCAGACGACGGCGAGCGTGAACGTGCTGCGGGTGCGGATGACGATGTCGTGTTCGATGGCCGCCACGGCTCACCTCCCCTGGATACGACGAACCGGCGGCGGCCTGGGGGCTCGCCGCCGGTCCCTTATCGTGCGCTTCGGATCAGATCAGCGTGGACGGGTCGAGACCCTGACTGATCTTCCGAGCTGCGTCCTGGGCATCGGCCAGGGAGGCGTAGGAGCCCTCCAGGTAGACGCCCGTGCCGACCTGTACGGCGAAGTCGCCGCTGCCGACGAACGTGGGCTCCAGGCGAGCGACGAGGTCGAGGTTAACGAATCCGCCGTTCGCCCGGAGCTTCAGCCATTGCGCCATTAGTCGGTGAGCCGTTCCAGAACGCTCGCGCTCTTCTCGTGCGTCAGCTTGAAGGCGCGACGGACGCGGAACTTCATCGCGTAGTCGTCCGTGTCGTCCTGCGCGCGGGCGTCATCGGTCAGGGTCTCCGGACCGGAACGGTCACCACGCGCCAGGTGGCGGCGGTTGACGTAGTAGAGCAGGTCGTTACCCGTCGGGGAGCCGCTGTTCGTCGCGGAGGTCTTGCAACCGCGAGACCAGTAGATCGGCGTCTGGAAGACGACGTCGGGGGTGCCGTTGCCCGGGGTGCCGTTGCCGCTGCCCGGCTGGAAGATCGGGCGGCCCTGGGCGTCGACGACGAGACGCAGCGCGTCACGCCAGCCCGGCGCGGCCACGACGATCATGTCCGGGTTCGCCCAGTACTTGCTGGTCTCGACCTTCTTGAAGAGGGTGGAGAGCTTCTCGTAAAGGCTGGTACCCAGTGGGGTCGTCGGCACCGAGATGAGGTCGTCATCCCAGGTCAGGTAGTTGTCATCGGCGGTGTAGGACGTCGCCGAGTTGGTCGTGCGCAGCGCCTTATAGGCCGAGGTGAACGGGACCGTGGTGCCGTTCTCGGTGCCGGTGACGCCCAGGCAGGCGTTGTCGAACACGTCAGCGTAGCTGGTCGCCCAGTCGATCGCCTTGGTGCCGAGCACGTCGAGCCGGGTGTTGGCGTCGGCGAGGTCGTCCTCATCGATGGTCACGCGGGCGATGAACCGGCGGGCGGTGAGGGTCACGTCGTCGTTGGTCGACGTGTCGGAGACGTAGGTCGTACCGGCGGTGACCGTGATACCGGCCGAACGCGGGATCGACTTGGTCTTGCTGGACATGACGACGCGCCGGGCGCGGGACTCGATCACGGATTCCTGGAAGACGCGCTGAATGACCGCGCTGTCGTACTCGATCGGAATCCAGGTATCGACGTTCATGTTTGCGCCACCGGCGCTGGCGTAGACCGGGTCACCGGAGCGGGTGAAGCCGATGATACCGGCCTTGAGGTGGTCGCGATCGGTGGTGACTTCCCACGTGACGCGGGAGGGGGTGCGCTGCATTGTGATCCCTTTCGCTCGCGCACATCGGATGGTCTCGATGCTCGTCGCGAGCGCGGGGGAGCCGTACGCTGTCCCGTCACGGGAAAACCGGTCGGTGTCCTACCTGATCTAGGACATTAGCACAAGGGTTTCAATGCACCAATAGGTCAAAAGGCCGCAGCCCCGGCGCGCGAAGGCCGGGGCTGCTGGTCGGGTTGACGGCATGGGTCAGCGCCCGCGCTTGTCCATCTGCACCACGATCTGATCGAGCCAGCCGCCCTGTTTCTTCGCCGGGCGGCCACGTTCGCCGCCGTCGACGTCACGGGCGCCGGAGGCGCGACGTGCGGGGGTGCGGGGGCGGCCGGTGCCGGTGGTCTTCGCCGCCGTGCGTCGGGTGGGCCGGTCGTCGTCGTCCTCGTCGACGGCCTTGAACAGCTCCGGGAAGTCGTCCTGAATCCCGGCGATGGCCTCATCCAGGCCCTCGATCTCGAACTCATCGCCGTCGAGCACGATGTCGAGGTCGTTCGGGTCGATGAGCCGAAGGACCTTGTCCATCTTCGCCCGGTTGCCCTTGAACCCGGCCTCCCGCAGGGCGAGGGTCGCGGCCTGCTGGGCGAGGATCGGCACGTACATCTCGCGGGCGCGGGCCTCGGCGGCGGTCTTCGCGGCGCGGACGGCGCGGACAGTGTCCCGGTCGGACTTGCGGGTGTCGCGCCGTTCGGTGGGCTGCTCGTCGAACAGGTCACCGTCGCCGGTGTCGTCGGGGTCGACGACGTCCTCGCCGTACGGGCGCCCGCTCTCCGGGTCGATGCCACGCTCGGTCAGGTACGTCGGCAGGTCGTCGATGCCGAGGCGTTCCAGGGCGCGACCGGCGCGACGGTACTTCGCGGCGGTGCTGTTCGCCTTCTTGAGGGCGGCCTCCATGCGGGCCAGTGCGCCGTCCCCGTCGTCGGTCTTGCGGCCCCGGCGGGCGGGCTTCTCGTCCTCGTCCGGCTCGTCCGCCTCGTCGTCGTCTTCCCCGTCGTCGTCCTCGTCGTCCCCGTCGAGCAGGTCATCGTCGGGGGTGCCGTCGTCGTCACTGGTGACGATCTGGATCCCGCCGCCGGACCGGCCGCCCTGGAGAGGGTAGATCGGGGTGCCGTTGATGACGGCGATCGGGGTGAATGGCGACGCGAGTGCCGCGCGCATGCCTGGCTGTACCGTGCTGAGGGTCATCTCGACCGGCCTCCTGTTTGCGTGCCCCGTCCCGGGGTGACGTCGCGTCGATGATCAGCGTACGCGAACAGGTGTGCGAACAGGAAGAACCCCCGCCCGGTGGGGCGGGGGTTCCGGGGGCGGGGCGGTCAGTTCCCCTTCGCGGTGACGATGGCGACGCGCTGCACCTCGGTCTGCGGGGTGCCCTGGTAGTCGCTGTGCGCCTTCACGGTCGCCTTGACGCGGACGGTCACCGGCTTGCCGTCGGCGTCCTTGAGCATCTGGGCGGCGGTCCAGCCGAACTCGCCGGACGCCCATGCCTTCAGCGTCTGACCCTCGGGGGTCTCCATGATGACCAGGTAGCGCACGCCGTAGTCGCCGTCGAAGTCCTTCGCCGACCGGATCGTCACGATGACCTCGGCGCGCTTGCCGACGACGCCCCAGTGTCCGGCGGCCTGCTTGGCTTCGATGCGCTCCGCGCGCTCGCCGAGGCTGCGCATCGCGGCCTCTTCCTGCTTCTCGGTGAGGGGTTTCGCACCGGCGACGTTGCGGGCCATGTCGGCGAGGAAGCCCTTCAGGTAGTCGCCGCTGTACTCGTCCTTCGGCTGGGCGAGCAGCGCGGCGATGAGCCCGGCCCGGCCGTCACGCCACGCCTCCCAGGCGTGCGCGGCGTCCCACGCCTCCCGCATCATCTTCCGTTCGGCGGCACGGGCGCGGGCCTCGCGGCCCTTGACGAACTTGAGGGCGTCGTCCCAGCCGGTGAGCCGCTTGCCGAGTCCGTCGCCCCAGCAGCCATAGCAGATGGTGCCGTCAAGCTCGTTGTAGCTGTAGTGACCCTCGCCGCCGCACCGGCCGCAGGGGGCGTGAACGTCCTCGTCGCTCTCGACGGTCATGAACACGTTGCCCCGGATCTCCCAGTAGTGCAGCGTGTAGCCCGCGCTCGCGCCGGAGCGGGTGGGCACGAACCGCCGGGAGCCGACGTACGTGTCGACAAACGCGGGGACGGTGATCGGGGCGGTGGCGCCGTCTTCGACCGTGTGCATCTGGGGCCTCCTCGTGGTGGAGACCCCAGATTATCGAACTGACACGCCGTGTGTCAACTTACTCGCCGTCGCCCTCGCGGTCCGGGTCGAGCGCGTCGGCGAGTTCGTCGTCATCCCAGACGACGGCGATGTTGTCCTCGTCCGTCACGGGGCTAGTCATCCTGGCCCACCACCGTCACGTGCATCACTGTGTCCCCCTCGCGGTTCGTCTCAACCCGGTCGATCCGGTAGTGGGTGCCGGTGTCGAGAATCATCTCCGTCTCGCCCTTGTTCTTCGTGATCGACTCGACGTAGGCGCCCCGGGTCCCGGCGGGGACCGAGATGCGCATCTGGATCCAGCCGCGACGGCTGTTGACGGTCGTCGAGGTGAACCCCGGGTCGTGGAAGACCCGGCCGACGAGCCCGGCCATCTTGCCGGGCGGGACGGTCCGGCTGTCCGGGAACCCGAACGCGGCGCCGGTCGCGATCCGGTTGACGGTGATGTCCTGCGGGATCTCCCGCATCGACGCCCGCATGTCGGCGGTCGTCGCGGTGTCGGTGGGGTTGGTCTTCCCGGACCGCAGCCCGCCGTTGATGCGCTTGAACCGGCCGCCGGTGTAGGTGGTCAGGGCGGCGCGCTGCCCTGCCGTCCACGGCTGCCCGGCCGTCATCCGGCGGTGCAGCGCGTCGGCCTGCGCCGGGCTGACCGTGCTGTACGGGCCGTTGCTGGCCAGGGGCCGCACCGTCGCGCCGGTGTTCCGGTTCACCGGCACGGCGCCCGCCGTCGGCGTCGAGCGGCCCTGCTGGGCGGCGGCGTTCGCGCGGCGCTGTGCGAGCAGCTGCGACCCGGTCATCGTCGGCGTGATCGAGCCGCCCGTCGCCGGGGTGTTCTCGCGCGGTGTCGTCACCGGCCCGACCGCCGGGGTGCGGTCCCGGTTCACCATGCGGGTGATGGCGGCGGAGTCGGCGTGCCGGTCGTACATGACCCGCATGAGCCGCTCGACGAGGGCCGCCTTCGTGTCGCTGGAACTGGACACGACGCCCTCATCCCGGGCGATGGCACGGAGCCCGGCCTTGTCGTGGCCGGTCAGCTTGCGCAGCGCGCTGGCCCGGTCGACGGACGTGCGCACGTCGTAGGCCCGGTCCGTCTCGCCCTCCATGCGGGGGCGGGCGGCCCGCCGGTCGGCGTCGGTACCGCCGATCGGCACGTTGCCGGGGCCGGTGCCACCGGTCGAGACCGTCGGGGCGGTCTTGGCGTATCGGCCGGTGCCGCTGAGGCGGTCCGGCGCCTTCTTGGCCGGTGCTGCGACCGGGAGCGGCCGGGTGCCGGAGTAGCTTGTGCGGGCGTTCTCCCGTTCGTCCTCGACCTTGGCCGTGCCGGTGATGCCGTACAGCTTCGCGACCTTCGCCAGGAGGGCGTGCGGGTCGCGGGCCGACTGCTCCGGCATGTCACCGGGCAGGCTGGAAGCCACCCACGGGCCGCCGGGACGATCCTGCCGGACGTAGACCTCACTCTCACCGACGTCGTCGGGGTCGTATCCGGGCAGGTACATACGGCCGGTGCTGGCGCCGCCCTCGCTGGCGTCCTCCTGGTGCATGATGTCCATCTCGATCCGGTTGGCACCGGCGGGGATGAGCGGTGCCGTGCCGGTGAGCGCCGGGTGGTGCGGCGTGCGGCCCGCAGGGGCGGCGGACGCACCGACGGCCGGGGTGTTCCCCGGTGCCTCGGTGCGCCCGCCCTGCGGGCTTACGCTTTTCCCGGGGTCATCTCCTTGAGGATCTTGTCCAGGATCGCCGCCCGCAGGTCCTTCCGGTCCTTCTGGAGGCGCGGCACCGGCACCCCGGCCGCCTGGGCGAGCAGGACGACACCCCGGTCGGTGCCACCGATGCGGCCGATCAGGTACTCACGCTCGTTGAAGTCGTTGCCGTACTTCGCGTGATACCCCCGGGTCCGTGGAAGGTTCCGGATCGCCTCACGCAACCCCTCGATCTGGTCCGTCGCCCACTTCTGGTCGTTCGCGTTCTGCTTGACGCGATCGTCGGCGGCCTTCGCCTTCTTTTCCTCGTCGGTCATGCCGCGCGGCCGGGCCTTCGCCTCCGGGGCGATCCTCGGCAGCAGGGCGGCCCGGTCCGGGGCGGGGCGCCGGGACGGATCGACGAGCCGCCGGATGCCCGCCGTACGGTCCGTGGTCTCCAGCACCGTGTGATCGCCGGTGGGAGTGGAGTACATGACCCGGGTGTTCCCGCCGTTGGCACCGTTGCGGGTGGTGGCGGTGACGATGCCCCGACGCCACGTGTTGAAGGTGTGGACCATGACCTCATCGCCGACTTGCAACGGCTCGTCACTACGGCCGAAGCCGAAGTCGGTGGTGTCCTGCGAGGGACCGGCGGCAATGACCAGGGTGCGCACGTGCTCGGTGAGTGCCTTGTCGCTGATGCGTTCGGCCCGGTCGGCGGAGATGGTGCCGGTGTAGCCGTTCGGGGTGTTCCTCGCGTTGGTCATGCCACCATTCTGCGACTTGACACGCGACGTGTCAACTCGACCGAGTGCCTCCCGCTTCGCATCCGGTGAGAACCGGCCACGGGCGGGCGCCGTCACCTTGACGGCGTCAGTTTTTGGGGGCGCGGCCTTCTGGGTGCGGACGATCTTCGACTTCGGCATCAGGTCATCCATGCCGGGCGGCACTACGACCTTGACGCTCTTGGCGTTGACCTTGGCCACCTTGTAGACGAGGCCGTTCTTCATCTTGACCAGGTCGCCCGGCTCCAGGCCGTCGATGTCCAGCTCCCCCTTCGGCGGCTCGGGGCGCTCCAGAGCCTTGATCTCCCGCTCCAGGCGTTCGATGTCCCGCCCGGCCTGCCCGGCCCGCGCGAGTGCCGCATCCATTCGCCGGACGAAGGTGATCTTCTTGCTACTGCCACCGGCCCGGTAGTCGGCTGCCGCCTGGAAGCGCCGCTTTGCGACCTCCAGCTCGGCGCGCTTCGCGGCGAGCTTCGCCTCCCGCTCCGTCGGCGCCACTTCCGGAGTTGCACGCTTCTTCGGCAGGGTCTTCAGCGCGGCGACCTTCGCCTCGCGGGTGAACTGGCCCGGGTAGACCCGGCCCGGCGTCATGCCCTTCTCCGGCAGGCCCTTGCTGGCCCGCACCCGGTTCGCCGCCGCCAGGCGGTCACGCTCGTCGGTGAAGCCCTCCAGCGTGCGGCGGGCCATGAGCGGCAGGTCCGCCTCATCGTCCCGCAGCGGGCGCCGGTTCTGGTCGCTGACGCCCGGCCGCCACACCTTCATCATGTCGTCACCCGGCCGGACCGTGCGGGACTGCACGCCGGTGAGGCCGACGCCGGTCAGCCGGATCGAACCGTCTTCCTGACGCTCGATCGCCGCCACCTGGAAGCCGAAGCCGCCGTTGCCGCCCTGCACGTAGTCGCCGAACTTGACGTCCGCCGGTGCCACCGGGATCGCCTCACGGGCCATCTGCGGCTCACCGTCATCGGCGGGCAGGCCGAGCCGCCGCCGGATGTCGGCGCGATACGCCTTCTCCTTCGCCGGGTCGTCCCGGATGTCGTCGGCGCCGCCGTTCGCCCCGGCCGCGCGGACGGCCTCGACCACGTCGGCATACTCGTGACCGGACTTCTTCGGGATGCTCTCGACGGCGCGGCGCTCGTCCTTCTTCAGTTGCTCCAGCTTCTGCTTCGCATCCCATGCCTCCCGGCCCTTGCGGGCGGCCATGGCCCGCTCGTTGGCGGCCTTCTCGCGAACGGCGGTGCGCTCCGGGCTCGGATACGGCGAGTCACCGCCGCCATAACGCATGAGCTGCCCGGCTTCGCCCTCGTGCCGCTTCTGCTGGCGTTCGAGGTTCGCGATGTGGTCCTCCTGCCGGATCCGGGCGAGCGCGGCGGCGCGGGCGGCCCGCACCTCCGGCCCCTTCCGGTCGGTGGTGAACGCGGCGTCGACCCGGTCGGCCAGCGACGGCCCCGCCTTGCTGCGCGAGTCGTCGGGGGCGGGCAGCTTCAGGGTCGTCGCCGCCTTCCGCTTGCCCTTGGCGGCGTACGCACCCACGACGGCCTCTTCGAGGGCGGCGCGGGCGGTGTTCGCCTCGGCGACCCGGTCGCGGAGTGCCTTCTCCTTCTCGTACTGGTCGGCGTTCGCCGCCTTGACGCGACTGTCGTACGCGTCGTCGCCGGTGAGGTCGCGGAGGTTCTTCAGGTACTCCCGGCGCCGGTCGGCCTCGTCGCGGTCCCGCCGGGCGATGTCGACCCGACCCATGGCGGTCGCGTAGGCGCGGGCCTGCTCGGTCGCCGCCTCGCGGGCCTCTTCGATGGTGATGCCGTCCTTCAGCATCCCCTTCGTGACCTTGTTGACGGCCTCCATCGACGCGCTCTCGTTCGGGCTGGTATTGCCACGCTGCCCGGCGGTGTAGGTCGGCACGCCCTCGTCGAGGACGGCCTCCCGGGCGGCTGCCGCGTCGGCGTCCTCCCGGGCCTTCTTGTCCCGGGCGGCCTGCATGCCGCCGAGCCGCGCGGTGAGCGGGTCGAGCCCCTCCTTGAGGGCCTGCTCCCCCAGCGCCTTGCCGCGCGCCTCGCTGGCCGCCGCCTGGGCGGCCCGCTTGTCCTTCTGCTCCTGGAGCCGTGCGGCGGCGGCGACCTTCGCGGCCTCACGCTTCGCGTGGGCCTCGGGGTCGTCGTCGCGGAGCGCGGTGACACCGGCCTCGGTGAGGAAGAGGCGCTTCGGGCGGCCCGGGGCGTTGATGTCGCGTTCCTCGATGTACCCGGCGTCGCGGAGTGCCCGCGTGTCGGCGAGCGTGAGCGAGCCCGGGTGCAACCCCTCGTCGCCCTTGGCGTCGATCTGCCGCAGGGCGGTGGCGTGGGCGCGCTTCATGCGCGGTGCCGCCGTCGGGGTCTCCGGGGTGCGCCGCGTGGGCCGCTTCGGGGTCTCCGAAGTGGCACCCCCTGAAGCCAGGGCGGCGCGGGCCGCCAAGAAGTCCGGGTTGTCGGCGACCCCGTCTTCGGTGTCGATGCGTCCCGGCGGCATGATCTGGCCGGTGCGACGCAGCGTCGCGAGCCGCTCCCGGGCCATGTCCGGCGTGTCGATGCCGCCCTGCCGCCCGTTGAAGCCGAGCTGCATGACCTCGGTCGGTGTGACCGTAGCGAACTCGCCGCCCCGTTTGCGCAAGCCCCCCGCCATGGTGCGGGCGTTGCCCCGCGCTGCCGACACCTCCGTTGCAGCGCTGATGAGGGTGCGGATGTCGGCGGTGCCGTGGTTGTCCCGGTCGCGCAGCTTCTTGTTCAGCTCGGAGGCGCGGGCGCGGGCCTCACCGACGTCGCCGTTGCGGACGGCCTCCGCCCACTGGTTGCCCAGGTTGCGCAGCGGCGCGGGCATGTTGCCGACAAGGCTCTTGAGTTGCGCGTCCTCACGGTCGCTGATGACCGGGCCGGTCTCCGGCACGGCGACCTGACCGGGCGTGATGCGCTGCATCGTCGGTCCGGAAGTGCTTGTGGTGGAGGTCATCCCCCCATTGTTCGAGTCGACACGCGGCGTGTCAACCGAGGTGCCCACGCCGGTCGGGTTCAGCTTCGCCGCCCGGTCGGCCTTGACCTTCGCGTCCCGCGCGGCCAGCTCGTTCGCGATCTCCGTGTTGGACTTGCCCCGGATGCTGATCCCGGCGTCGCGGGCGAGGGCGAGCAGGGTGTGGCGGCGCATCGCGGCGTAGCTCTCGGCACCCTGCACGGGTGCGGTCTCCGGCGCGGTGCGGGCCTGCCGCATGGATTCGAGGTGCGGCGCCTGCTCTTCGTCGCGGGCGGCGATGAGCGCGGCGGCACCCGGCGACGGCCGGGGCGTGCGCTTCTTCGGGGCGTCCGGCGCGTTGAACGCGTCGAGGTTCTTCACCGGCGGCGCCGCCGTCTTCTTCGGCGTCGGCAGGCCCTTCGCGTTGAAGCCGAGCAGGTTCTTCACCGGCGGCGCGGCGGTCTTCATCGCTTTCGGCACCCGCACCACGGACGGGCGTCCGCCGTCGGCGTGCGCCTGGAGGACCACCCCGGCCTTCGCGCTCCGGGAGATCTGCGGGCGGCCGGACGCGGACCGGGTTGACCCCGAGTCCGGGGCCGCCGTCAGCTCGGCGGCGGCGCGCTTGATCCACGCGGCACCACCGCGCCGTGCGAACCGGCCCCGGCCGTCGCGGGGGTGCTGTGACTCCCGGAAGATGCGCTTGCCCTTAGCCACGGCCGGAGCCCTTCTGAATCCAGGAGCCAACATTCATCGTCTCGCCCGCACGCCGGAGGGGAATCCGAACGTGCGCCTCATCGCCGAGCACGTCATCGAGCAGCAGCTTGCCGAGTGGGATCCGCAACTCCACCCCGGCGCCGCCCCGCCCGCCGCCGCCCTGACCCTCGTCGTTTCTCGTCGTGAAGAACAAGCCGTCTTCCAGGCCACGCATTGAGCCGGTCCGCCGGATCTGGTCGGCCTGGGTGGGGGTCGTGAAGTGGTACACGGTGACGGTGCCGTCGGGGTGGACCTCGGCACCGTTGTCGGTCAGCTCGTCGGCAAGGTCCTGCTCGTCCTCGGTGAGGCGTTTCGGCTCACCGCGACTCGCGCCGATCCGATCGGAGATCCGCTGCGTGAACGCATCGGCGCCCGCCTTGCTGGCGAACTGACCGCGCTTGTCCCGCCTGACGTTCGCCTCGGAGAATCGCCTACCCACGGCCGGAGCCTTTCTGCCCGATGCTGTCGCTGACCTTGTCCATCCAGCTGTCCACCTGCGTGCCGCGTGGCGTCCGGCGCTTCGGTGTCCGGCTGGAACCTTCGATACGTGCGCGGGCCTGCGCCCGGCGCATCTCCTTCACCGCTGCCGCCGGTGCCCCTTCGAGCCTGCGGCCGATCTTCCCGCCGTCCCCGGAGGGGCGTCGATCGCGGTCCCCGGTGCCGGACCAGTCCTCACCGCGACGGGATTGAAGATTGTCCTTGTGTCGCTGTGAGCGGGACGGTACCGGCTTCAGCTGCGCCATGGGAGAGCCGTAGTCGTTGCGGAACTGCGGCGCCCGGCTCGTGCCCGGCCGGGCCGGGTCGACCCACACGCCCCCGGCGTCCGGGTGGGTGCTGCTGCCGAAATACGACTCCGCACCGCCGACGGCGCCCATGCGGGTCGGGTGGTCGCCGACGCGCACATACCCGAGGTTCGCGGCGTGCGGTCGGCTGTCCGAGCCATGCCGGACCGGCAGGTACGCGGACGAGACGTCACCGCGCTGCCGGGCGGCCATCATCTGCTCGGCGAGACGGGCCGTCCAGTTCTCCGTGAACCGGCCGTTGTCCCCGTCGCGCGGGTGCAGCTTCGGGTTCCACTTCATCGCCAGTCCTCCGGGTCCCCGAGTTCGTCCGGCATCGGCATCTCCTCGACGACGGCGAACCCGTCCCGGGACCGCACGTCCGCCTCGTAGTTGCCGCGCGAACACCCGTACGCGTCCACCTGCGGGTCCGGCTCGACGGCGCCGAGGGCCTCAACCCGGTAGACCCGGGGGATGCCGACGTTCGCGGCGTGCCACGCCTTCTCTGCGTACCGCCACGCGTCCGCGAGGTCCGGGGTGGCGTACGCGTACCACGGGTCGCCGTCGGCCGTGTAGGCGAACGTGCGGGGGCCGCCGTGCGCCGTTGCGGGTTCGATGGCGTCGAGGTCTTCGCGGACGGTGCCGTGGTACAGGGCGGGCGCGGTGTCGGTCATACCCCCATCATCTCGAACTGACACGTCACGTGTCAACGTTGCCGTGGCCATTGCTTACCTGCCCCCCGGGGTTGTGTCCTGCGGAGGTAGCGATCCCAGGTGGCGTATTCGGCGTCACCTGGGCGCAGCAGCACCCAACCGACGCCCTCGGTGCCGTCCTCGCCCTCGGCGCGCTTCGGCGCCATGATGCCGCTGTCCACCCGGAGTGGCTCAACCGCGCTCACAACTCCACCCCCAACCGGGCCGCGAGACTCTCAAAGTAGGTGTTCAATGCCGCAGCTGCCGCCGCATTGTCGTGCGGGATGCTGAACTCTCGCCGCATCGCCATCCCCGCCCGGCTCGCCAGGAAGTCGTTGCCCGCAGCGGCGCCGCCCCTCTCGACCGCCCTGGCGTACAGCTCCGACTGCCGGGCCTTCGCGCGGGCACGCGCCCACTCCCCGAACGCCTCCGCCCACATCTCAACCGGCCCGGCCTCGCCGTCCTGCTTGAAATACGGGTTCATGTCCGGGGCCGCCGCGACGACCTGCGCGTGAACCTTCCTCCACTCCGGGTCGTGCGCCGCCCGGTCCGGGAAGTTGCGGTCCGTCTCCCGCAGAATGCCACCGATGGCGTGGTCGACGGCGTGCCCGAACTCGTGCAACGCTGGCTGCCCGTGCTCACCCCGGCTCGGGGAGGACGTCGACACGCCGACCATGAGTCGGCGCTCGTGCGGGGAGTAGGCGCCGTCGACCTCGTTCCAGGTCCGGCCGGACCCCCAGCCCCGGGGTTCCTCCGTCGCGAGCGCCTGGGCGTGGTCGAGCCTCGGCACCGGCCGGGAACCGAGCCAGATGCCCGTTGACTTCCCGTTGACCGGCAGGCGTCCCCGCTCGGTCGCCATGACGCGGGCGACCAGGGCGTGCAGCTCCGCCGGGACGAGCGACAGGTCACGCAGATGCCGGTATGTTGCCTGGTCGTCGTCCTCGATGTGCAGCAGGTCGCCATACACGGCGAGCGGCCGGTCGCGGTCCAGTTCGCCATCGAGGACGGCGAACCCGTAACCGGGCTCGTTGAGACGCTTCTCCGTGTCCGGGTCCGTGTCGGTCTGTTGTGCCTGCTTCAGGTACAGCCGGGGGAAGTGGAGATCCCGCTCGGCCCGCCGCACGTCCTCTTCCTCACCGACGTAGAAGTCCCAGTCGCGCCGGTCGTAGCCGTCGCTGCTGGGGTACTTCCGGCGGACCCGGCTACGGGCCTTCCGCATCGCCTCCTTGAGGGCCTTCTCCTTCTCGGCGACCTCGCGGGTGTGACGGTCGATGTTCTCCTCGCGGTTGGTGCGGGTCCGCACCTGCGGCGGCCGGGTCGCGTCGGCCCGCCACGCGTCCATCTGCGGGAGCTGGCTCTTGCGCAGCGGCTCGTGGAACTCGACGACGGCGGGACGGGTGACGAGCCCACCGCCGGGAAACGGCACGGTGACGCTCTTGCCGTCCTCGGTGCGGTACATGACATAGTCGCCCTTGTCGGCGCCGTACCCCATGCCGGTGACGGTCCGCCATTCACCGTCGTGAAAGAACTGGTCCTGTCCGGTATTGACCTCCGACGTGCGGGTACGCAGCGCGCCGCCCGGCGGGATCTTCGGCGGCGGCGTCCACTTCCTGGACAGGGCATCGCCCGCCCCCGGCACGTGCTGGTTGAGGATCGCCCCGGCCTTCGCGTTCCGGCCGATGCGCGGGCGTCCGGCAACCGGCGGTTTCGTCGGCCGCCCCTCCTCCGCCTTCGCGAACCCTTCAGCGGCGCGCTTCGCCCATGAGGCGCCACCGGACCGGGAGAACCGGCCCCGGCCGTCGCGGGGGTGCTGCCACTCGCGGAACACGCGCTTCTGCTTCACCGGCGCATCCTCGTCGACGCGGTGTTCAACCACCCGGGCCGCTGCTGCCGCGCCCAGTACTCCCGGATCGCGTCCGGCTGGCCGGTGCTCGCCAGGCCCGCGAGAGCCTTGTCATCGAGGTCGGTGATCAGCGTCTCCACCGCACCGTCCGGGCCGTCGGCGATGACCGTCGGCACCTTCGTCCGCCGCATCACCACGGTTCCCCCCATCCGAACTTGTTGGCGTAGAACGTGGCGGCGGCGTTGCTCGTGTGCCCCTTGGTGAGGTACCACTCAGCGAACGCCTCCGCGTACGCCTCACGGGGGCTGGACTCGCCGTAGGCGGACAGGCCATGCACATGGTCGTCGAACTGCGCCAGCATCTGATCGAGCGGACTCGCGTTGTCGATGGCGTGCCCCCACTCGTGCGCGAGGACGTACTCCCATCGGTCGTGGTCGTCCTGGGCGGGCATGAACCCGTCCGCCGACGTCTTGTTCGACCCCCATACGCGGGCCTTGACCTGAATGAACGCCTCGCCGTGCACGGTCTGGCCGTCGGCGTCCGGGTGGCTCATGTTGAAGTCGTCGCCGAACACGCCGATCATCATCCGGCCCGGCGCGGGGAAGCGGGCATGCATGTCGTCGACCTGGTCGGCGACCCGCTGCAACTCCTCGGGGCCGACCCGGGGATCACGGGAGTGGATCTTCCCGGGACCGTTGACGAGGGTCACCGGATGCGCCGACGGCGGTAGCTGCTCCCGGGCGAAGTCGAGGCAGAGACGCTTCAGCTCCTCCTTGTCGTAGTCCGGGTTCGCCTCCAGGCCGCCCCGGTACATGTCGGCGGCCATGGTGGCGATTTCCTCGTCGTAGGTGACCTCACGCCAGCCGCCCGGCTTGTACCCGGCCCGGTTACGCTCCTTCACCTGCCCGATGCGGTCGGAGAGCGCCTGAGCCCACGCATCGGCGCCACCGCCACCGTGCTCGGAGAAGCGGCCCCAGTCGTCGCGGGTGACGTCGGCCTCGCTGAACCGGCGGGTCACCGGGCGCTACCGGCCCGGCGGCCGGTCTTCGCCGGGTCGCCCTTCTTCATCATCTCGGTGCTCGCCTTCGTCGACTCGACCCCGGCGCGGGTGGCTTCGATGCCAGCATTCGCGGCCTCGGCGCCGATGGTCTTCGCGTGCTCGGTCTGCACCTTCGTGTGTTCCGCCTGTGCCTTCACGTGCTCCGCCTGCGCCTGGGCGACCGGGTCGGCCCCCTTCGCCTCGGCGGCGGCCATCGCCGGGTTCGTCGGCGGCGGCTCCCGGAACGTCGGCGCGGGCAGCGCGTCGGGGCCGGTGACGTCGGAGTCGCTCGTGCCTTCGGCGATGAGGCCGATGAACCGGGCGATCAACGCCTGTGCCTGGTTGTCGGGGACGACACCGGCGGTCACACCGGCGGCGAGGGCTTGCACAGCGGTGCCGAGCTGGCCGAGGATCACCATCCGCTGCGGGAGTGACTGCGTCTCCTGCGACTCCAGCCACGCCTTGATCAACTCGTCCGGGTATCCGGCCTCGTTGAGCAGCACTTCCGACGGCACGCCGAGTTCGGCCTTCGCCTTGAGGACGTTCAGGCCGTTCATGTCGTTGACGGCGCTGACCGGCACCCACCGGACGTCAACGGCAACGCCGGTGATGTCCATCATGCGCAGCGCCAGCTCGTAGGCGTCCTGCCAGGTGGGGTCGTAGCGGTCCTGCCGGTCTTTGATCTTCGCGTCGGTGGCGGCGTTCAGCTCCCGGGCCGCCTCACCTGAGGGCAGGTCAGAACTGGCCTTCGTGAACGCGTACCGGGGCAGGCCGGTCAGCTCGCTCATCGCGGTGATGAACCGGTCCAGCGGCACCATGAACGTCGCCGGGTCGGCCGCCGAATACTGGCCGGTGGACTGGCCGAAGATCCGCCACACGCTGGCCGGGTCGGCGCGCAGGCCGGACGATCCGCCGCCTTCCGGGTCGTCCTCTTCGTCTTCCGGCTCGTCCGGGTCGATCAGGTTCATGTGCGGGTCGTCGATCTTCGGGTCGACCATGATGTACCGCTGCGGGAAGCCCTGGTAGTCGATGACTCCCGCGTACGACCAGATGAGTTTGTTGATCAGCTTCTGCGGGCCGTAGGCCGACTTGTGCTCCGGGCGGCCCTCGGGGGTGTCGTTCTGGAAGTGAAACCAGGTCAGGCCGAACGGCGACGGGATGTCGTCCTTGTCGAGCGGGTCGTCGGGGTCGCCGAACTCGTCGGCCGCGACCTCTTCCAGGTCGTCGGGCTCGATGTCGCCGCGCAGCACCGGATCGTGCACCCGCACCCACGTGTCGGCCTTGCCGGGGCTCGCGCCGACCTGCGTCACCCAGCGTTCGATGCGCCCGGCGGACTGGGTGATCTCGCCGTCGTCGTCGACGGTGCGCTCACCCGGGTAGTAGAGATTGACGCGGGTGACGAGCCGCTGACCTTCGCCGGTCTCGTCGTCGATGTCCGACGGCGTCTCCCACGACTTGATCACGTACGCGACCTGGAGGGGGTCCTCCCGGTCGTAGACGAAACACACGTTGTGCGCGGTGTTGACCCGCATGTCGACGGAGACGACGTTGCCCGCGTCGTCGGTGACCGGCCAGATGAACAAATAGGCGTCGCCATGCTTGCTCACAGCCTTGTGGAGGGCCTTCTCCCACACGTCGAGCCGGTTGGCGCGGCGCAGCGCCTTCACGGCCCGCTCGGCCCGCTTGACGGCCTTCACGCTGGCGGTGGCACCGGCGCCGGTCGTCTTCCCGGTGCCCTGTTCCGGCCCGGCGTCGCCGTCGGCCTCATCCTCGGTGACCTTCGGCGCGACCTTGACGGCGGCGATCTGGAGCCGGTCGGCGACCGTGTTGACGGGGATCGCGGCGTAGTTGAGGTCTTCGATCTCCGCCTCGTCGACGCCCTGCTTCGCGAGCAGCTTGCGCACCTGCTGGGAGGCGTAGACCATGCCGACGTCGCCGTCGTACATCGCGTCCGCCTCGACGGCCCTTTCGCGCTGCTCGTCGAGGGCCTTCAAGCCTTCGATGATGTCGCGACGGGACGCCTGCATGCGCTTCGCGCTGGCCGGGTCGGCGACGCGGCGCACGAACGGGTCCTTGGCGAAGTCGGGGAGCGACGGGTCGGGCGGCGGCGCCCCAGCGGTCCGGCGGCGCTCTCGTGCGGGTGCGGTCACCGGTGAAACTCCCTCGCGCCAGGTATTGACGTATGGCTGACGCCCAGGCTACAGGCCGGTGATCACGGCGCATAGTACGCATGTCCGAACGCACGGAAACGCCCCGGCCGGTTGGCCGGGGCGCTCGCGGTGCGGATCAGACCTCGCGGATGGCGTGCCGCTCGACGATCCACCAGTAGACGTCGGTGGGCACCTTGTCGAGCGGGACGGTGCCGTAGGTGGCCTGGATCTCGTCGACGATGCCGGGGACGTCGAAGTCGTCGCGGGCGCCGATCGAAGCGGCGACCTGCTCGCGCAGGTCACGATCGGTGAACGTCATGGTGGGCTCCTTCGGTGGGTCAGGCGGACGGGACGGTGTGCATGCAGCGGGCGGCCTGCTCGACGATGTCGCCGAGGTCGGTGGTCAGGATGTAGCAGCGGAACCCGCCACCCTTGCGCTTGCCGAGGACGGTGGCGATGAGCGCGCCCGTCTTCGTGTCGGCGAGCATGAGGTCGGTGCCGGTCTGCCGGTGGGTCAGGATGCGGGTGCCGACCGGCACGTGCGTCACGTTGACCCGGCCGGTCTTGGTGCCGCGCCGGTAGACCTCGGCCTTCTCGGTCTGCTCCGCGAGGGCGTGCACCTCGATGATGTGCCGCTCGCAGGCGTGGCCGAAGATCCGGTCGTTGATGAGGAAGGTGCTGACGGCGTCGCCCGCGCAACGGGCGTTGGTGCGGGAGCGCGAGCACGGCCGGTTTTCGGGGGCGGTACGACCGGTGACCATCTTGGATGTCTCCTTCGGGGTGGTGGGCGGCGGGGCTAGAACGGGACTTCGGCCGACTCGCGCTCGTGGTCGACGTCGCAGTAGTCCGGCGACACGATCTCGACGTAGAAGACCACCGGCTCCCAGTCGTCGTGACCGCAGCACGTGGTGTTCATCTGCGGGCAGCAGGGGCGCCACCGGTTCGCCTCGTCCTGCTCGGCGATGCAGGTCACGCACTCCAGTTCGCTGATCAGCGTGCCCGGCCCGACCAGTGCGGTCGTCCCGTGCGTCTCGCAGATCGTGTGAACCCTCATCGCCGTCTCCCTCGCTTGGTGGAGACACCAACATACCCAATTGACACGTCGCGTGTCAACTAGCGCGGGTTGACGGTGCCGTCCTTCTTCGCGAGCTTCGGCGTCAGGAGCCGCAAGACCCCACTACAGACGGCGTCGAGAACGTCATCGTGGGGAACGCGGGGCCAGGCTAGCGCCTGATCTTCAAACGCATTGATCGGACGCGATAGTGTCACTCGCCTGCGCTGGAAAAGTTCGAGCGCACGAGCGAAGCGCACCTCCTTACCCTCCGTTGAAGGGAAGGTCACCAACCTGACGGGCATGTCGTCAAGTACATCCACCCACAGCGATCCGCCAACATTGTTCTCCAGGACGATGGCGCGGATGAGCGGGTGCGCGGCGAGGATGCCGAGGATGTGCTTCTTCAGCGGCTTGCCGGTCAGCTTCACGCCCCACGCCTCGGCGATGAAGATCCGGGACAGCCTGGTCGCCTTCCCCGATTCCTCCGCCTCCTTCACCTCGCGTTCCAGTAGCTGCCCGAACTTCGGTAGGCCGTCCTTGTCGTACCCGTCGACCAGTTCGGACTTGCCGACGGCGGCGAGTTCCTCGCGGGTCACCCCGCCCGCCCCGGCCATGCCGGGGGCGTAGCCGACGAGTGCGATGCCGCACTCGTCCGACCGGGTCTTCTGCGTCACCGGCGGGTCGACGAACAGGAACCACTTCGTGATCCCGGCCGGTTTCAGGTAGCGCAGGTCCTCCGGCTGCCAGTAGTCACCTTGACGGCCTTTAGGGTCATTGTCATAGTTCAGCTTGAATGACCGGGTGTGCCGGATGCTGTTCAGGTATTCGAGGGTCCACTTCTTCGGCCAGACGCTGCGTTCCGTGCCGTCCGGCCGGGGGATGATCGGGCGCGTGTGGTAGGTCTTGATCTTCTGCTCGTCGACCCACGGTTCGACCTCCTCACCCTTCGAGTGCCGAACCAGCTCATGGATGATCGAGCCCGGCATGGTGACGGTGCCGACGATCGCGACCCGGGCCAGCTCGTTCAGCGGCAGGATCGCGTTCTCCACGGTGGACAGCCGCTTGTCCCGCTGGAACGGGGAGTACGTCGCCTCCGGCGGCTCGATGTCGTCGAAGATGAGCAGGTCCGGCCGGTCGGCGCCCATCTTCATGCCGAGGCTTGTGGAGTCGATGCCCTTCGCGACGAACGTGAACCCGGACCGGGTGTGCAGCATGTTCTGGTTATCGGCGACGGTCCGGCCGGTGTGCCGCCGGGCCGGGCTGCAAAAGTCGGGGAAGTCGCTGCGGAGCATGGCGTTGTCGGCCTGCTCCGCCTTGAACGTCGCAAGGTGCAGCTCCGCCTGCGCGCCGGAGTCGGCGAACGCGGCGGCGAACTTGACGTGCCCGTACGCGCCCGCCCACATGGGCAGGATCAAGAAGAACCACGTGCTCTTGCCGCAGGACCGGGGGGCGACGAACGCCCGGCGGTCCTCCCGCTGGCCCCGGGGCGGCCCGATCCACCGGCGGGCGGCCCGCACCCACAGGAAGTGGGCGTCGGCGAAACTCAGCTCCCCCTCGTTGTTCCGCAGGTGCTTACGCAGGTAGGTGAGGGCGAACAGCATCGGGTCGAGCGAGCACGCGAGCCTGCGACCTTCGGCGGTCGACATGAGCCGGGGGTCGATCTTGGACAGGTAGCCGTCGAGGCTGAAGTTGGCGCTCGTGCAGCGCGGGTCGTACGGGTCCTCGCTGTAGGCGAGTTCACCGTGCGCGTCGAGGAACTCCCGCCAGTCACCGCCGTCGACCTTCGGCGCGGCGGTCGTGGTCACCGGTACTCCGGATGGTCCTGAATCAGCCGGTACGCCTTCACCAGGTCGGCGACCGGGTCGGGGGCGGTCACCTCCGGCGGGGTGCCGTCCTGCACGGCCTCGGCGTCGATGAGCGGCTCAGTGCGGTAGCCGAGGGCGGGGGCGTCCTGCGGCGGCAGGAAGTCGGACCACAGCATCGGGTGCGGCCGGTCGGCGCCGGTCACAGGTCGGGATCCGCGTTCGCGGCGTCGATGACGGCCTGTTCCTTCGCGGCGGCCTCCGCCTTCGCCTCGTTGATCATCTCCTGAAGTTCCTGCTCGGCGGCGGTCAGTTCGGTCACCTGGAGGTCAACGCGCACCGGCGCGTTGAGACCCATCAGGCGGGCGTGGGTGCCGGTGAGTGACTCCACCTTGCCGAGGGCGTCGAGCGCCGTCTTCTGAAGGGCGGCGGCATCGTAGATCTTCCACGCCTCCCGCCGGGCGGCCTCCAGGTGCTGGGCGGCCTCGACGCGCAGCGCGAGAAGATCCCCGGCCTTGCGTTTCGTCGCCTGCACGGACTCACCGCACCACCGGCTGACGGTGGTCGGGGAAATGCCGTACTCCTCGCTCAGCTTCCGCAGCGTCCAACCCCGGATCCGCTTGTCGAGGATCTCGCGCACCGTGTCGTCGTCGACGAACGCGTTGTAGCTGCGCCGGTCGCCGAACTGCTCCTGTTTACCCCACCGGCTGGATCCGGGGGCGCCGCCGGTGCGCTTCGGCTGGTACACAACCTCGCCGCTGATCGCTTCCGACCGCTGGTCGTCCTGCTGTCCGCCCATCGCGGGCCACCTCCTGCGCTGTGCCGTCCCGGCGTGCTACCGCGCGGGTGGCGTCACGCGGCCCGCATGATCAGCGTAGCCCAGTTTCGTACACCTGATCTACCGCCTACGCTGTCGACATGAAGCCCTCGATTGCCCGCATGGTCATCGTCACCGGCACCGCCGCCGCCAGCAACGGCGCCACCGAAGCCCCCGCCATCATCACCCGCGTGTGGAACGACACCATGATCAACGTGACTGTCTTCCCGGACTGCGCCCCGCCGGTCAACCTGACCAGCGTCCTGCTGTACGGGGATGCCGAGACGGCGAAGGGCGCCCTCACCTCGGCGCCGAACGCGGCCTACTGGCCGCCGCGCGTCTGAGCCAGCCGTTCCAGGGTGCTGCGGAGGGCGTCGACCTGCCTCCGCAGCTCCCGCAGCTCGGTCAACACCGCCTCGTCGTCGGCGGCCTCCCCGGCGGCGACCTCACTGGCGAAGTTGGCGTACACCGACGCGATCCACACCAGGGCGACCGAGTTGGCCCACCCGAGCGGGAAACTGACCGCGCCGACGACAACCCAGGCGATGGCCCGGAGACGGGCGAAGCGCACCCGGCCTTCGCCGAGTGCGCCCCAGAGCTTCCGCATGGCTACTTGCGCTTGCCGCCGGTGTCCCGGCTGGCCTCAGCGTCACGGTCGGCCTGGACGAGCTTCGCGGTGCGCGCGGCGAGCTTGCGGGCCGCCTCGTACGGGCCGTCGCCCTCCTCCGCCTCCGGTTCGCCCGCGACCTTCTTGCCGTGGGCGTGCGCAACGAAGCGCATGAATGCGTCGAGGGGGAACTTCCACGCCTTGCCGGTCCGGTCGTTGGCGTCACGCACCATGACCTGACCGGCGTCGATGTCGGTGGCGATGTAGTCGTTGGGGCCGTCGCCGTAGGCGAGCAGCGGCACGACCGGCGTTTCCATCTCCGCGTAGCCGTCGCCGTCCTCGTCGACCGGCTGCACGTTCGCCTTCACGTGCTCCTGCCATGCCTGCCAGTTCGGGCCGAGCGCACCGTCGATGGTCGCGGCCGGGGCGCCGGTGCCGAGCTGCTGGGCGGCTTCGGCCGGGTCGACGCGCTCCGCCTTGTTGTCGGCCATGGGGCCACCTCTCAAGATCGTTTCCTGTAAAAAGAGACCGCCCGGCGGTTACCCGTCGGGCGGTCTCCTGAAACGGTCGATGCCTATGCTTCGCCGGGCGCGAGACCGAAGGCCAGGACGCTGTCCAGCGGAACGAAGGTGCACGGGATGCCGTTGCCGACGATGAGACAGGTTGCCTCCCCGACACGCTCGATCCGCCAGACGCCACCCGGGTAACGGCGCTCCTGCCCGTCGGCGTACTCGACGACCAGCACGACCGGCGCCGGTCGCGCCGGACCCATCACAAAATCGGGATCCTCGTCCGTGCTCATGCTTCCCCCCGCTTGCGTGGTCATGACGGCTTGTAGTGGTAGACGGCGGTGCCCTGGCGGGTGCCCCGGTCGGCGGGCTGGAACGTCAGCTCCTTTTCACCTTCCTTGATCTTGACCCAGCCGGTGGCGCTCTTGTTGGACATGATCACGGTGATGGTGATCGTCAGTGGGGTGTTGCCGACCTTCAGCGGGGACTGGTGCTCACCGCCCGCACTGTTCTCCTCCCCCTTGGGGTTGAGACCATTGCCGCCTTCGATGCTCCAGCGGAACTTGTACGGCTGGTTGCAGTACCAGACCAGCGTGAGAACCCGCTCCTTCACCTCCGGGCGCCTGTCCGGCTGCGGGTTGGGATCCGCTACCGGCTCGCAGGCGGCCAGCAGGGCGACGAGGGCCGCCAGGGCGGCGACCACGCCCAATCTCTTGATCATCGATCATCCTTCCGGGGGTTGTGGTGACGCTCAGTGTCCCCCGGTGACACATCGCGTGTCAATTCATGAACCCCTTTCGGGTGACACGAAGAACCGCCCGCCAGGGGGTACCTGACGGGCGGTTTCGGGAGAGGGGCCTGCTGTCAGCTGGCGCCGAACAGGGTGTCCCAGTCCGGCGAGTCGCCGACCTCCAGGAGCGGCACGAGCTTGAACGTGGCGTCCGAGAATCCGGCCAGGGCGTGCCGGTTCGGCTGGCCCGTCGCGACCGGCGTGCCCTGGTATCCGTTCAGAATGAACGTGTACAGCGGCACGTCCGCCGGGATGAGGCCGCCCATGTCCGGGTTGCGATAGCCGCCGTAACGGTAGTCACCCATGCCCTGCATGTCGGACAGCAGGAACACCCGGTCGTGCCCCTTGAACAGTCGCAGCGCGGCGCCGATCTCCGTGCCGTGCCCGGCCTCGCCGGTACGGGCGAGGAACGACGTCACGCCCTGCATCGCCGTCTGACCCTTGACCAGGTCGTGCCGGAACTGGCCGCTTGCCCAGCCCCACACCTCCGCGCCGCAGCGCTTCGCGAGGACGATGCCGAGGACGGCCGCCGCCTGCGCGGCGGTCACCTGCGACTTCTCCGAGATGGTGCAGTTGGTCATCGACGCCGAGGTGTCGATGAGCACGAGCGTGCGGCCCGGCAGGGCCGGGACGTTCGCGCAGGCCAGGTCGAGCGCGATACCGAGGGCGTGCTTCCACCGGTCCGACGGCGCCGCCGTATAGGCGGTGTAGAACCGGAACGGCAGCTGCCGCGACTTCGCGATCTGCGCCGGGTCGGTGAGCCGCGTGATGACCTTCGCCGCTGCCGCGTCGGAGACGCCCGCCTCGTCGAAGTTCCGCAGGTTGCGGATCAGCGCCATGATCCCCATGTTCGGGATCATCGCCTCCCAGAGCCGCGCCTTGTCGACCTTCGAACCGAGCGAGGACAGCGCGTCCTCCCAGGTGAGACCGGCGCCCTTGAGGATGTCGTCGTCGAGCAGCTGGTCGAGCAGCTTGGCGCCGACCTTCGCGGCCTGCGCGTTGCGCCGCCACTCCTCGCGGCGGGCCGCCATCGGCAGCAGGCCCGACGCCGACGGCGTCGTGTCGCGGCCGTGCCGCCGGTCGAGGGCGTACTTGAACAGGGCACCCTGCGCCAGGGTTGCTGGCGTGGGGTGGGTCAGGTCGAGCACGTCACCGAAGCGCACGCCGTGCGACGTGGTGTCGTACTTGAGCAGGGTGTACTCGTTGTACAGCCGCGCCGCCGCGTCGCCGAGGCCACGCTTCACCGGCTTCGGCACGTTCCGGCCGTGGTTCGCCAGCCAGTAGGCCAGGAGTTCGCCCGGCTCGTCGGCGCGCTGGAGGGCGGCGTCGATGAGCTGCCGGTTCGTGACCGCACCGATCCGCTCGGCATCAGCGCGCGGCAGGCTGCCCGGCTTCACGGTGTAGGCACCGGCGCGCACCGGTGCGTGGTCACCGGCGTCGAGCCGGGCCTTGACCGCCTCCGCCGCCGCGACGACCGACGCGGTACGCATGTTCGCGGTGCCGCGCAGGAACCGCAGGAAGCCGAGCATCCACGCCGGGTCCTTGACGGCGACCTTCCGCACGAGGTCGGTGAACCGCGCGTCCCGGTCGTCCGCCTTCTCGTAGAACGTCTTCTCGCCCACCATGTTCGACACGGCGAGCTGGAACAGTTCCGTCTTGACCTTCGGCGTGAACGCCGGGGCGCCCTCGTAGGTCGTGGTGGTCGGGGTCTTCTTCGTCTTCATCGGGCCGGTGCCGACGGCGGTCACGGCCGGGAGGACGAGCGCCGGTGCGAGCGGCGCCCGCTTCCGGTTCTTCGGGGTCTTATTCAACTTGCCCATCGTGTTGCCTTTCCGTGTGGTGGGACGGGAAACGGCCCCCGAGCCTGTCGTTACCAGGTTCGGGGGCCGCTACGGTTGTGATGCCAGAGATCAGGGTCGGATCGCGGTGTTGTTAACGGGCTGCCATTACCCCACACGTCCTTGAGTGGACGCGCCTGGATTCGAACCAGGACCTTTCCTTTAACAGAGGAAGTAACCGCATTCCTGTCGCACCTGGCATCGCACGTTTTGGCCTCCCGAGATCAAATCCGCCGGTGGGTGGTTTCTGAAAGAATTATGAGTTCTCTGAAGTACCACCGGACGAGCGCACCGGGAGGTGCAAGTATGTGGGTTCCCCGAGGTCAAGTCGAGCGCGGGCTTTTTAACGATTGCTCTGCCAGTTGAGCTACCGACGGCGAACCGCCGGGAGGGATTTGAACCCCCAACCCATCGAGTGAGTGAAGTATCCGCGTTCTGCGCACCGGGGAACCGGTGCATTCAATTGTCAAGTTGTGCCACCAGAGATCAAAACGCCCGCCGGGATGATTTCATCCCATATGAAGTACCGGCTGAACTGTCGCACCTGGTGGTGTCTCGGAGCCTGCCACGCGACAGGCGGCGTGTCAAATCGCTTAGCCGACCACGTACGGCGTGCCGCCGGTGTAGCCGGTCTGCACGGGCGCGAGCACCTGGAAGGGTGCCGGTGCCCGATCGGGCCGCCGCAGGACGTCGGCGAGGATCAGCGCGGGGTAGGCGGCGATGAGCGCCACCAGGGCCGCGCCGGTCCACAGGATGTCGGTCATGGTGGTACTCCTTCCGTTGATGTTGGTGGAGTTGGGACCCCTTTCGGGGTCCCTACCCGCGTGCCGCCCACGATTCGAACGTGGAACATCCCCGGTTGCCCCGGGGCGCCTCTACCAGTTGGGCTAGCGGCACGTTTGACCTTGCTACCACTCGGGGTGGCCAACCCCCTCCCCGACCAGCCGGGGTGTCGTGCGTTCGCGGTGCTGGGGTCGTGGGTCTCCCGCGACTTGAACGCGGAACCGTCGGATTAAGAATCCGCTCCTCTGCCTGTTGAGGTAGAGACCCCGGGCCGCCGGGGGTGTCGAGGCCCCGGCGGGGTGGGGCCCAACAC